GATAACGGAGAGATTAAATTATGAGATATAAAAGTGAACAAAAGCAAGAACTGCAAGCTAAGCTATTCGAGACTTATCCAAGCCTAGCTAAAAATCCTGAGATCAGCAAGACTGACCTCATGGCAGTGGTAAACTCTCTAGGGTATGATACAATGCCTTGGTTTATGATTGCTGGCCAGGTATCGCGTGGTGTTTATAACGTCAAGGTTCCTGCAGTTTTACCAAAACCAACTTTAACAGTCGTGAAAGACGTTCCAATTGAAAGTAAAGCTATCGTGAATTTTGATAAACCTGAGACATTAATTCCAGCTAAGGACCCGAACTATGTGCCTTTCGGCAACTATTCGGATCTTGAACTAATCGTTAAAGCTGGATTATTTTATCCGACTTATATCTCTGGCCCTACGGGTAACGGTACGTCAACTATGATCGAGCAGATCTGTGCTAAGTTTAAAAAGCCACTCATTCGTGTTAACCTTAACATGATGTCTGACGAAGAACAACTTATTGGTGCCAAAACTTTGGTTGATGGTAACGTGCAAATCGTAGAAGGTCCAGTGCTTATCGCGATGCGTAATGGTTATACATTATTGCTTGACGAAGTGGATGCTGGTTCAGCTAACACGCTCTTGTGTTTACAACCAATCCTCGAAGGCAAGCCTTATTATTTCAAGCTTAAGAACGAGGTTATCGTTCCAGCTGCTGGCTTTAATATCATTGCTACAGCTAACACGAAGGGTAAAGGTTCAGACGATGGCCGATACATCGGTACAAACGTACTTAACGAAGCATTCTTAGAGCGTTTCGCAGTGACATTCGAACAAGAATATCCTAACGCTCGAGTAGAAGCTAAGATCATCGAGAACCTTATGAACTACTACAACTGTGTCGACCAAGAATTTGCAGACACATTGGTAAAATGGGCCGATGCAATCCGTCGTACATTCGAAGACGGTGGTGTAGACGAAACAATTACAACTCGTCGTATCACTCATATCGTACGAGCATTCTCAATCTTCAAAAAGAAAGAGAAAGCAATCGAGTTATGCTGCAACCGTTTCGATCCACAAACCAAAGCTGCATTCATGGATGTATTTGATAAGATCTCAAATCCAGCAGCAGAGTCAGTGATCATCGACGAGATGACAAATGCTATCGAGGTTCCTGAAACTATAACTGATGCTTATAATGCAGCGACAGCTGGCCAAACGGTAACACCATGAAATTTACCGAATTAAAGCCAACACAAAAGATGTATGTGATCGAGGTGATGAACCGCTTCGATCATGATAGAGAAGCAATAGAATTGATTGAGATGCAGGACTATCACGATGTTATGGTAAGTAAGCGTGATGCAGGATGTCCTAAGTTAGGTTATCCAAATTGGTTAATCGTAGCTGAAAATAAAATCTCAAAAGGAGTTTATGGATTTCCTCTACCCACTGAGGAGGAATTGGAAGATTATTACAGTGGAAAAACCGAGCGGGTGGTGGACTTATCTAAGTTCTCACCTATGTTAAAAAATGTGATCAAGGAGTATGGCTTAAAGCCGTAATTATATTATGAAAATTGCAAAAACTTTAAAAAATTTATTTTACTTTAATTCAAAAACAGAGTATAATGGTTCTGTATTCGGTAAGACAAGCGACAATCTTATCAGTATTTCCCGTAACGTCGCATATTCAAGGAGCAATAGTATGTCAGCAACATCATCATTAATCAAGTACCTTAAATCAGGTAAAACAGTAACTGCTAAACAAATCACTGCACGATTTGGTCTTGCAAATCCGCATGAAGCAGTTCGTCAATTACGTTTGAAAGGTTATGCAGTTTATGCTAACTCTGGCAAAATGTGGAACGGTGAGCCAACAGTGCGTTACACTTTAGGTACACCAAGCCGCAAAATGATTGCAGCAGCTTACGCAGTGTTAGGTGCTTCAGCATTCTAAGACTCAACTCTCTAGTAAGTCAGTTCGAGGAGGCGCAATGCCTCCTCTCTTTAGTATATTCAAATGAGTGTATTAAACAGAGGAGACGTAATGGTTGTATTGAACAAAGGTAAAAGTAATCCTATTGAGATCTTAAAAGAATCTCAAAGGAAGGACCACAAAGGTGGTCGTAAGTTTGATGGTGGTAAGTTACAATATGGACTTATTCCACCTTTAGCTTTGCGTGAGACCGTAAAGGTGTTAACGTTTGGTGCAGAGAAGTATGAACCTGATAATTGGCGTAGAGTACCAGATGGTCCTCGTAGATACTTCGATGCAGCTCAGCGTCACCTATGGGCTTATAAAGAAGGTGAGATGTATGATCCTGAAACCGGTGTGAACCATCTGGCTCATGCTTTATGTTGTATTATGTTTATGTTAGATCTTGATGAGGAAAAAAATAATGAAGCTAAGTAAAGAAACGTTGTCGTTAATTAAGAATTATGCATCTATCAATAGCAACCTATTGATTAAACCAGGCAGTAAGTTATCTACTATCGCAGTAGGTAATACAATCATGTCTTCAGTGACAGTAACAGAATCGTTTACTCATCAGTTTGGTATCTATGATGTGAATGAATTCTTAGGTGCTCTATCATTATTCAATGATCCTGATCTTGAGTTTGATGAGAAGTTTGTAACTATCAAAGAAGGTAGCAGTTCTATTAAATGGTTCGGTGCATCTGAATCCGCAATGGTTACACCTAAAAAGGATATCACGTTTCCCGATGCAGAGATCAACTTCGTATTGCCTACAGCAGTACTTAATAACATCCTCAAGACTGCACCAATCCTTAAAGCAACGGATGTATCGTTCGTCGGTAATGGTAGCACATTGAGTGTACAAGTTGCAGATAAAAAGAATGCAACAAGTAATGCATACACTTATGAATTAGGTACAACTAATTTAGTATTCAAAGTAAATATCAAGATCGAGAACCTTAAGATGTTAGGTGGTGACTATGATGTATCCATCTCATCTAAGAAGATCTCAATGTTTAAATCTAAGACAGTATCTGACTTAGTATATTATGTAGCAGTTGAAGCAGACTCATTATTTGAGTTCTAAGATTTTAATTATATTATGGAGTTGTTATGAGTGAATACTTATGGGTGGAGAAGTATCGTCCACAAAAAATCGACGACTGTGTCCTTCCTAAAAAACTAAAAGAAACATTTAAGGAGTTTATCCAATCTGGTGAGCTTCCTAACTTCTTATTCTGCGGTACAGCTGGTGTAGGTAAAACCACTGTAGCCAAAGCCTTGTGCAACGAGATTGGTGCAGAGTATCTCTTAATCAACGGTTCTGAGGAGTCTGGCATTGACGTCCTTCGTACAAAGATTAAGTCCTTCGCATCAACCGTTTCACTGACAGATTCAAAGAAAGTCGTCATCCTAGACGAAGCGGATTACCTCAATCCAAACTCAACTCAACCTGCCCTCCGTGCATTCATCGAAGAGTTTAGTAATAACTGTAGATTCATCTTTACATGTAACTATAAGAACCGTATCATCGAGCCATTACATTCTCGTTGTGCAGTTATTGACTTTAAGATCGAGAGTGCAGAGAAGCAGGAGATTGCAGCTACATTCTTTAAACGTATCTCACAGATCCTAAAAGGTGAGAACATCGAGTTCGACCAAAAGGTTGTAGTAGAGCTGGTCACTAAACACTTTCCTGACTATCGTCGTATCCTTAACGAGCTTCAACGTTATTCTGTATCAGGTAAGATCGACTCTGGCATCCTCATCAATGTAACTGAAGAGTCATTCAAAGATCTTATTAAGAACATGAAAGACAAGAATTTTACTGAAGTTCGTAAGTGGGTTGCTAAGAATGGAGACTCAGACACTATAAATATATTTAGGCAACTTTATAGTACATCAACCACTAACATTGAGCCAGCAAGTATTCCACCTTTGGTGCTGATCCTTGCAGACTATCAATATAAAGCTGCATTTGTAGCAGATCATGAACTTAACTTAATGGCTGCACTTACTGAGGTAATGTCACAATGCAAGTTCAAGTAGAATATGAATGGCGTGACATACGTACCGCATGTATAGTCATTAAAAAAGGTTTCTTCAAGAACCGTAAGTATGTTCGAGAAGACATCATAGATGTAGCAAAATCTTATCATCAACAAAGATTAAACGGCTGGGAGGGATGGGTAGCAACTGGTCATGGTTCACCGTTTAGTGGAAAGGCGTAGCATGAGTTTTCTTCTATTCTTACTTGGTTTTACAACCGGCTGGTTTGCATTACAGTACTTCATAGCATATAAAGTTAAACGTATGCTTAATAGTATTGACACTCAAGCCAATCTTCCACCAGTTCGTAAGGTGATTAATATAGATTTTTATAAGTACAAAGATCGGATCTATGCATACAACAGGGATACACAAGCATTCTTGGTGCATGGTGAGACAAGAGAAGAGATAGCAACCTATCTTAATAAGCATTACCCTGATACTAATTTTATGGCAAACCCTGTGAATTTAAAAGACGTTGGACTATGACACCATTTGATTTTCTAAACTCAATTAATGATAATAAGCAGGATCTATTTACGGATCCACAGGCAGAAAAGGACTATAATGCATTTATGGTCAATCGTGGTCTGTCATACTTCCCAGACACTATCTTGTATGCAAACGAGATGAACCGCAACTTTGATATGCCTAAGGAATGGCAGTTCCAGTTCCTAAGGTTATCCATACCCAAAAAGAAAAGATTCAGCAAGTGGCACAAAAAGGATTCAGTGACAGACCTTTTAAAACTCATTATGAAGCATTATAAATACTCGGAGAAACGAGCTTATGAGGTTATAAATATCTTGTCGCCAACTCAGATCGAGGAGATCCGAGCAAGCTATGAAACTGGCGGCCGAAGTTAGAAACCTTATAAATATATAATGTAACTATAATAACGAAAGTGAATTTATAATGACTATTGCAATGGTATATTATGATTGGACCCCTGATGCAATGTTGGAAGTTGATTTGATTGAACCAGATAATTTTCTGAAAGTCAGAGAGACTTTAACCCGCATAGGTATAGCAAGTCGTAAAGACAAAAAGCTATTCCAATCATGCCATATTTTACACAAGCAAGGCAAGTACTTTATTGTACATTTTAAGGAGTTGTTTGCCCTAGACGGCAAAGAATCCGATATCTCCATGTCTGACATCGAGAGACGAAATGTTATTGCCGAATTGCTACAGGATTGGGGTCTCCTTAAGATTTTAGATAAATCTAAGGCAGAACCAAAAGCTTCTCTATCTCAGATTAAAGTTGTCTCGTACAAGGAAAAAGCTGAGTGGGAATTAGTGCCGAAATATAACATCGGTGGCATAAAACGTAATATTATAAAGGAGTAAGATGATGGTAAAAAAATCTACAGGAGCAGAACTCAATGTAGCTGATGTCGCTATTGCGGTACAGATCATTGATATGGCATCTGAAAAAGGTCTTTTTAAGGGCGGTGATTTGAAACCTGTTGGCGAAGCTAGAGAGCGTCTAGTTGCCTACATTAAGGAAAATGCACCAGCACAAGAACCCGCTGAAGATGAAGCAGCAAACAAATAATAGGAGAATAGGTTATGGCAATTAAATTAGAACTTGAAATCCCTGAGGTGAACGTAATCCTTCGTACATTGGGCAAACACCCATTTGACGAGATCGCTGGTCTTATCGCTAAGATCAAGCAACAAGGTGAACCACAGGCAGCTGAGCAAGCTAAAGCAGAAGAAGCAGCAAAAGCAGCAGAACCTGCAGCCGAAACACCAGCACAATAATCACTGCATTACTAAGTTTTAATGGTTTTAACTAGTATCTTTTAAGACACTAGAACATAAGTAATTATGTACATTAAATCAAACCAATGGTATAATGTACTTGTATGATTGAAAAGTCGTACAAAGTTGTATAGGCCTCAAGGTAGACCTTTATCAAATTATCGATATCTCTACTGACATGAGTTTATAAACGCATCATTTTATAAACAAAGGAGAACTACTATGTGGACAAAACCAGCAGCTACTGAAATGCGCTTCGGTTTCGAAGTTACAATGTACGTAATGAATAAGTAATTATTCTAGTACATGGACTGGGGATACTCGGTCGGCAATAAGGGGCTTCGGCCCCTTTTGTTTTTGTTACAATTTGTTACAATTTGGGTATGTACATTAATTCATAAATATGGTATAATGGTTTATGAATAGGAGAAGTAATATGAAAAAACTTTTGGCAGTACTTTTAATGGTAGGATCAACTGTAGCTATCGCTGATGATAGTTACACTGGTGAAATTTTAGGCGGTGTAGCTGGTGGTATCATAGGCAATCAAATCGGAGGTGGATCTGGCCGAGTTGTTACTACTGCAATCGGTGCAGGTATCGGAGCCATCGTTGGAGGTCGTATCGAAGATGATATGAACTACAATAGAAGCTATAACAGATACGAACGCCGTGAAGTAATATATAGACAACCACCTACAGTGTACTATGGTGGATATCATCAAATTGAACCATTATATCGTTATATCATCGTTCACGAAGTTGCATGTGATTGTGATAAGCGAGTATTAGTTAGAGTAAACTAAGGAGAACGAAAATAGCTATACCAAATAAACGTTTTAAACCAAAGGTAACTGAATCCAAACCTGGATTGTATGTAGATGTACAAGAAGGCCAATTTGAAAAGGCCTTAAGGAAGTTTAAGAACAAAGTTGCAGATTCTGGTCTTTTAGAAGAGATTAGAGATCGCATGGAATATACAAAGCCAACAGCGCTACGTAAGAGAGCTAAGAGTCAAGCTCGTAAGAGATGGCTAAAGAAGCTAGCATCAACACAGATGCCAAAGAAACTTTACTAGGAGATTATTATGGGTAACCGCGATAAGAAAAAAGAATCTAAAGGTAGACCGAAAAAAGATAAGGCTAAGTAACATGGCAGCAAAGAATGATATCACTGGAGACAGTATAATATCAAAGGTAAACTCAAAGGCTTATGAAGAAAATATCGATAAGATCTTTGGAGAAGAGCGTCAGAAAAGATTAGAAGAAAAGAAAAAGGCTGACGCAGAATATTGGGCTAAAGTAAAAGCCGAAACAGAGGCAAGATTAAATGGCTGATGACGTAATAGAAAAATTCTTTAGTGGACATCCAGTAGGTCGAGCAATGACTACTGCAGAAGCTGAAGCGCTTGGATCTGATAAGCCACAGAACGGTGATCAGAGATTAAATAATGTAGGACTACTTGAAGTATATTATGGAGGACATTGGAATGTCAAAGAACTATGAAAAGGCACGTGATTTAGAAAGAGTAGATGTAGCAAAGGCAATCAAGTCATTTAATGGTAAGCAATACCTTATGATTTTAGAAGCAGCTCGTAGAGCTCGTGAGATTGCAAAGACAAGAGATCGTTTAGATCGTAAGAACGAAAAGCTTAATTACTATGGTTATAAACCTATTAATCAAGCATTAAAAGATATCATCGAAGACGGCCCTTTCGACGTATAAATAAAATAACAGCGTAAACCTTAAAGTAAGGCATTGCGGACGGCGGTTCGATTCCGCCCAGGTCCACCAAAAACACATTATCATATCCGGTCTCCAGAGTCGGCAAATATTCTCTAGTGTGTTTCTGATGGGCCTGACCAGGTTTCGACGTGGTGAGATAGGATAAAAGGCGCTCGTGGAAATAACACGTTAAAGTTAAAAAACGTAAATGCAAACGACGTACAGTTCGCTTTAGCAGCTTAATTAAAGCCGCTTAGGGTTTCAGAGGTTCCTCGTAACAGAATACCTCTACTGAATGTAAATAGTATTACATCAATCTTAGGACCGCTAAGTTGATGCGCTTTAAAGCGGATATGGCGCACGATATCGCTGGATCCCGTAACCAGCAAAACAGCTTATGCCTTCGGGGTAAGTATTTTTGAAAACTCGCTTAACTTAAAAGGAGAAAATATATGCGAACAAATATATCATTTGGCCCTATCTGGCCACAAACTATTGGCTTTGAAAGTGTACTAAAAGAGATCGATGATCTTCTTGCAGCACCACTTAATAGTCAATCATTCCCACCTCACAACATTATTAAGATTGACGATTACCAATACATCGTTGAATTGGCTATCGCTGGTTTTAATAAGCAAGAGGTATTCATCACCCTTAAAGACGGACACCTCGAGATCAAAGGCCAAAAAAATGCCGATGACATCGATGTACAGTACCTACATAAGGGTATCGGCACAAGATCATTCGTTAAAACCATTAAACTTGCTGACACGGTCGAAGTAAGAGGTGCAGAGTTCAAAGATGGTATCTTGCGTGTTGCTCTTGAAAATGTAATCCCTGAATCTAAAAAGCCTCGTGCTATTGAGATCGGTGATTCATTGCCTGTATTAACACCTAAAAAAGAGTTGTTAGTAGAGGATAAAGAAGCAGCTTAACCGGGGATGGGGAGAGCAATCTCCCCTCTCATAAATATTATGATGCAAGGTGATATTAAAGATTTAGTAACTTACCCGTTCATGCGGAGGGGTAACTATCAACTGAAGATCTCGGTCTTCAAAAATATGAGTGTAGTCATTGTAGCTAATCACATGCTAGACGTTGATAAGTTCTTTGTGAAACACTTTGGTAATTTAGAAGAAGCAGCAAATTTTATTGAATTTATAATTATAAAGGACGAATACAATGGCGGATATTAGATTAATCAAGTTCTCAAGTGGTGAGGAAATCATTGCTGAGATCGTCTCAGAAGGTCAAGAAGCAGACGTTATTAAAAACGGTGTAACTCTTGTCTATCATCAAACGAAAGAAGGCTCAGTATCTGTAGGCTTCTCTCCATTCATGCCTTACTCAACAGGTGATATTTCACTTAAGAAGGCAACAGTAACTGCTACAGCAACAGTTAAGCAAGAACTACTAAACGAATACAATCGTATCTACGGTTCTGGCATCGTGGTTGCATCAGCAAACGATACAGCATTTAAAGCTAAATAATTGTACTTTAGCAAACGATACAGCATTTAAAGCTAAATAATTGTACTTTTAATCCCGTTTGGGATATAATTATATTATGAAATCGGTGCCAGACTTTATTGAAGACTACAAGTCTTCTGATGATATTTTGATCTTAGGACAATGTCCATCTTCAAATACTAAACCAAATAAGAATGGCACCTATTCACGTCTATGCAAATGGCTTGAATCAGTGGATGTACATGCATTTGCCTTTCATAACGTCATACCTGACAAGATCAACAGTTATGACATAAAAGATGTACAATATAAGAAGCTGCAAACTGTAACACATGGTCGAAAGAAGATTATTGCATTAGGCGGATTTGTAGAACGTGTATGTAAGAAGTATAACATACCACATTATAAGATCGATCATCCTTCTCCAAGGAATCGTAACTTAAATGACCCTAAATATGAAGAGCAGATGTTAAACAGACTACGAGATTATTTGAATGATTGAAACAACACAGTATTATGATGAGTATATCCGTTACTTTGGTCTTGCATTAGATCAACAAAAGAAGTGCAACGTATCTACTGAACCACCTTATGGTATGATGAAGCATATCGAATCAGACGTTGGTGATGATCTTATGCATCATGTCGAGTTGTATGATGTGGTAGAACGTAAGTATGCAGGGTTTTCTCAGATCGTTAATGATGTATTTTATGGTTGGACTGGTCAGCATCCTTATTGGTATAAGATGCAAGCTGATAATGTTACTCATCAACGTAAGACAGTAGCTAATGACTGGACAGGAAAACACTCTGACTTTAAGTTGCCTGAATGGTTGTACATATTCATCCTCCATCGTGTATGCGGTTCTGCAATCAACTACGCAACTAAACCTAGTGGATACCATAATACCTTACTATTCTCGCTACACAACTGTAAAACGATTGAAGACATGGTGGAGATGGTTAACACTTATCCATACTCGTTCTATACTTCTGTAGGTTACCAATTCCCAGCATTTCCTAAACCACCAGCAGAATCTAAGTATAAACGAGGTGGTGATTATTACCTATCAGAGTTTGCACCAAGATTAGCGCGTGAACTAGCAGAGTTCCTTGAGAATGGTGGTAAGAGAGATCTACGTGAGATCGGTTCGTTCATGCTGGATTGGAATGTTAAGAATGGTTTACGCCAATACCACTTTCAATATGCTGCTGTCGTAGCAGATGTTGCTGATTGGTATCCTCAGTATGTCAATAAAGAATCACCTTTCTACTATGGTTCAAATGCAGTAGAGTGTATCTCATACCTCGCCAAACCTACAACAAAGATGAAGCAAGAAGAATTCTTGGATCAAGTGATGATGAAGATCTATGAGGACACTGGTGCATATCCATACAATGCTGAGGACGTGTGTTGTGACTTTATTAGATGGGTAGAAAACTATGTTCGACCTGGTTCTGATTACGATCATCTTGACTTTGATGATGTATGGTCATCATGTCGTATTAAAGATCATCCGTATGGTAGACAAAAGGCTATGCTACAGCTTGGTCTCATAGATACATTTAATAATATCACTGCTCATCCATCAGATGACACGATCTTAAAAGCAAATAACATGACAGTAGAAGAATATAAAAAACTATGCAAAGTACTCTAACACAATTCATAGAGAACGTAGACTATAAGAATATTACCTACGAAGGTACATCTGATGTAGTACTTAAAGATGGAAAACCTATTGAATCGTGGATGAAAGATTGGCCGCTTGATAAACGTAAAGAGAAATTCTTTGAGTTTTGCCGTGAGTTCGATCTACGTAGAGATAAACTATTAGCAGAAGACTATCAGATCTTCTCGCATCGTTTACATTGGCATGAACACCCATTCTGTGACGTAATGAAGAACGTTAAGAACGATGAGATGCGTTTATTCTATACATTAGTATTCTCCTTTAGTAACGAACATTGGGGTACACTAATGAAGTTGATCAACGAAGGCCCAGAAGCATGTAAGGAACACTTCAAAGAAAACAGACATGCACGCAATGATCTATTTCAAATCTATTACCCTAAAGGAACTAACGTTAAAGATTGGTTGATCGACGGTCCACAGCAAGCTGCATTAGCCATGCATGGTATCTTACAAGGCCCGATGCATATGGGTCGTCCTTACACGATGATGGAGTTTGCTAAGAAGCTTGAAGCATACTTTAAACAACATCAAAACTTCCGTAGTCCATTGTATCCATGTAAGAACACCGCACGATACATCGCTATGGCTTATCCACATCTTGTGGATCCTGAGTCAGTATTGTTTGGTGGAACAGGGCACTTCGATGGTATGGCACAGATCTTTGGTATTAACCTAAACGGTAAAGTTAAGTATGATATCGATGGTGACGGTAATTTTGTACCACTAAATACTAATGCACAACTATGGTTAGATCAGATGCATGAACTAAGAGATGATCCTCGCAACCCTATGAGAGAACAAAGGATGTTAAACATTGAAGATAAGACATGTTTCTTCTATAAACACATCGCTATTAGTCATGGTGTTAAATCACCAACAAAACGTATTCCATATAATTGGATATTCCCCGATACATTTAGCTTGAGAGTAGAATGAGAACATTCGTTGAAGGTATAAACAAAGAAGTAGGTATGATGACATGGCCACAGGCCAAAGAGTACTACTTATCTCTATGTGAAGGATGGACACCGTATAACCCGGATCCGGTTGTTATTGAACACGAAGGCGTACGAGTGGTTCGAGATGACTTGATTGTAGGTACAAAGACAAGAGCTGGTGACCTACTTGCAGCCAAGATCCCAAATGATACATTAGTTTATGTACAGCCAAGAGTTGGGCTTGCTGGTGTATCTCTATGTGATGTAGCAAAGATACATGGTAAAAAGATCGTACTATTCATGCCATCATCAAAGAAGATATCGCAACACCAAGCATGTTGTATTGAACGTGGAGCAGAGGTACACTTTGAACGGATAGCAGCGATGCCTAACCTAAACCTCGCTGCTAAAAAATACGCTGAGGAAAACGGTTATGCGTTCATCCCACTTGGTTTGAAGCATGAACTAGCAACTGCAGGTATCGTGTATGCTGCATCAAAGATACCAGAACCTGATGAAGTTTATGTAGCTATAAGTACTGGTGTACTATCACGAGCACTACAGATCGCATGGCCAAATGCCAAGTTTCATTCAGTTGCAGTAGCTCGTAACTTACAGGAAGGTGAGTTAGGTCGTGCAGAGTTTATTGATGAACCTGCAGAGTTCCAAACACCAGAAAAAGATGAGAACATGCCACCGTTCCCAACAGTACGTACATACGATGCTAAGGTTTGGAAGTACATACCTAAAAACACAGGTAAGAACATCTTAATGTGGAACGTAGGTACAGATCCAGTTTTAAATGATTATAGTATAATTGACAGAACAGATTCATATCGTAAATGGAAAAAAGATGAAAATACTACTAACACAGCCACTCTCTCCGGTTTCTAATAAGATCCACTCGCATAAAGCTGCACAAGGCATCATCTATGCAGATCAGTTAAAACAAGCTGGTCATGATGTAACTGTTAACATGACAGGCGCAGACATAACTGACTATAACGAGTATGAAGCAGTTTACCTCTATCACGGTAATGATTGGGGCGGAAGTGTAAACATGTTCGGTGGTGTAGAAGGCTATGCTAACACTCGATACATCGCACGACTATCGCAGTATAAAGGTAAAGTTTACTCAATCATATTTGATATGCCAAAGTATTCTGATATGATTAAACCTCGTGTAGATAAGTGTGATAACCCACCAGCAGAATGGTCTACAGTAGATTGGGATAACCTTAAAAAGATTGAAGCTGAAGCAACAACAGTAGATCCAAACTTAATTCGTCAGTATGATCGTATCGCTATCGGTGATAGTCACGCTATCTGTATGTATCGTCCAGGTTGGATGAACGTATCAACTCCGTTTAAGACATTGTATGGTGCTTTGAATATGGGTTTCGATTCATTCATACCACAAGGTTATTACTCTGAGATCGAGACATATTTCGGTAACATCGATATTCGTCATCATCTATGCAGACAAGAGGATCCAGAAAAAGCTACAGAGTTATTAGTAAAAGGTTACATCCATGAATGTAAACGTATGCATAATAAGTATGCAGCAAAGATCAGGATCTGGGAATTATTACCAATTGAGAATGAGTCACGTGTATTACCGCAAACTGGTTACTACAAAGGCACACCGTTCTATGGATCATGGGCTGAACGTAATAAACTTCGTAACATGTTTAATTCATTCCTTAAGTATTATGCTGATGGTCCTATCTCAGTATATGAATGGACGGCAGGCTTGACAAATGACAAAGGTGAGCTTGACTTTGAGAAGATGGAGAAGCCAAAGTCTGTCCACCTATCCCGGGCATCATACCCACTATGGACTGGAGCTGATTGGAATGCTCCCAAGTCATCCCCAGGAGGTCTGGAGTCATTTTTCCAATAAAAACATAGGCTTGCATAGGCCCCTCCCAGGGTGCCTCCTAAGTTATTGATTTATATGGACAAATTAATTTAGTCCAGGCTATGTACATTAATTCATATTTCGGGTATAATGGTTATATAAATTGAATCGGAGAGAATATGTATAACTTACTAAATGAAATAGATCAAAAACTAGCACAACAAGTTGCTAGCATGACACCAGTAAAACCAGAAGACTTAGGCTTAGAT